CTGGTCCAGGGTTCAAATCCCTGAGTGCCCACTTTTTGCAAAAATCGAAAAATGCCGAAAATTTTTTTTGACCAATTTTTGAGATTTTAACTTTCTGGAGGACAAATGAAAAATTTTATTCTTACTATTCTAGAATTTTCTTGCAAGTTCTTGGCAGCAATATTTTGTCTTGGCTTAATTTTTGCACCAATTCGAGCATTAACGCATATTCACATGCCTCTCAACATTGTGCTATTGACATTGTTTGTTGAAGGGTCAATTAATGGCGTGTTTGCTTATGGATTTTGGAAATTATCAGAAAAAATGAAAAAAAATGAAGAAATTACTTGACATACCCTTTTGGATATGTTATAATAAGAATGGGAGTATGGTTGAAACCCTGCTTACCTTAGTGACAAAACACAAAAAAATAATATCATAACTTAGGAGAAAAATTATGGCTATTAATATTGAAGCAATGCGTGCAAAATTAAATGCATCAAAAAGTGGTGGTAAACCATCCGGAAGTAAATCTACTATGTGGCGACCAAAAGCTGGAGACCAAATGGTAAGAATCCTTCCAACTCAAGATGGTGACCCGTTCCGCGAGTTTCATTTCCACTATAATGTGGGAAAAAACCCTGGAATCTATTGCAATAAGCGTAACGACGGAGGCGAATGTCCAATTTGTGACTTTGCATCAAAGCTTTGGCGAGATGGTGTTGAAAATGACGATCAAAATCTAAAGAATGAAGCTAAAAAGTTGTTCGCTCGAAAGCGGTATTATTCACCAGTCTTGGTTCGTGGTAACGAAGCCGAAGGTGTGAAAATCTGGGCGTATGGTAAAACAGCGTATGAGACCCTTTTGGGGTATGTTCTTGATCCTGACTATGGAGATATTACAGACCCTCAAACTGGAACTGATATCAAGTTGACCTATACAATCCCTGGAACACCTGGGTCCTTCCCAAAAACCACATTACAGCCACGACGTCGTCCTTCTGTCCTCTGTGACGACTCGATTGCTGATTGCCAAGATCTGTTAGACTCTGTTCCTGTGATTGACAATCTATTCGATGTCAAATCAACGGAAGATGTTCAGGCTTTGCTGGATGGTTATCTGTCCTCCGACTCTTCAGCAGAGTCCTCTTCGTCTGAAACTCAAAAGTTTAAAAAGAAAGAGTCCGGAGTCGATGCCGCTTTCGCTGCTTTTATGCAAGAAGATTAAGTCGTAGGTCCTCCTGTGTTGTAAGGGAACGCCACCCGCCCTTGGTTTAAAAGGGGTGGCTTTTTATTTTTTAATTTTTACTTTTTCTCTAGCAATGGATTGCTATGAGATTGCCTAGATGAGTTTATCTAGGTCCATTACATGACTAACTTAGGAGTTAATATGTCAAATTTAAAAATGCAATATACCTCGGATGTTTCTGAAGAGTATATTGAAGAAACTTCGAATCGAGACGTTCGATACACAATAGAAGAGAATCTAAAAACATATCCAGAAGTCCCAACCGATTTCATGATATGGCGAGCGAACCAAAAGGTTCATAAAATAATTCCCAGCTTCACATCAGTGACGCACGAATCATATTCTTTTCCACTATTTGATATCAGGAATGCCGAGATTCGTGAAGATTGGGGTCAACGCAATGCCCTTTCTGATGAAGGTCGTAAGGCAAAAATCTTAGGAATGGCCAAAGAGTTCGATGTAAAACTTTTTGAACCAATTAGTGTTGACTATATTGTTGATGAGGACATCTTTATTATTCGTGATGGCGGTGGTCGAGCACATGCTGCTATAATGAATGGTATATTTGAAGTCCCAGCAATGGTTAGAATTGTTAGTGACTATTCAGAAAGTCGTAGACTTTTTAATACTCAAGATAAAAATTCTTCCGCAATATCTAAGTATGATAAGTTTCTACAGGACTTGGCTAATAAAAATAGTCCTCGGCACAACAAATCATGCGATACTTTTGCTCTAGCAAAATCATCAGGGATATGCTTACATCATAGTCACAAGAGTGCAGATACGCCTCTGGTTGAAGGTTTGGGAATCTTGCAAAAGATTCTTGGAAACGAAATTTCTGGAGACCCTAAGGGCACAAAGTGGGGGTCCAAGTGTGGACCAAATATCGTGAAAGCAATCGATGTAATCAAAGAGTGTTTTGAAGATATAGATGAAATACCAGTGTCAACCCTGTTTGCACTAACGGCATTCATTCATATGTCGAAAAATAGAATCCCTTCCGGTCAATCCGGTGTGGATAGGTTAGTTGAATTTATTTCAAAAGTTCGAGATTCTTCGGATGAACTCGGTGACATAAAAAATTGGGTGTCCGAACTTAAGTATGATTCTTCTAATAACTATGGCACTTATGGTGCCGCTGCTTTGATGAGAGAGTGGAACAAGGTCTTTTTGACTGCTAACAAAGGTCGTAAGCCAAAAGGTTTTTACAAATATGTAAAATGGGAACCACATGAGATAGACATCATAAGTAAAAATATTATTACATGGGCTAGAGATAATTCTTTATTTAGCTAAGTAATAACCGCAGGGAGGCACGGGTTTACAGGTGCCTCATAACTAATATAAGGAGTAGATATGACTACATTATTGATGACCCTCTTCTTCGCATGCGGAGACAAAGAGGAAGAAACAGATTCGGCAGTTGCTGAAGAAGAAGTTGTCGAAGAGACAACCGAAGAAACCACCGAAGAGGAAGCTGAAGATACAGCGACTTCCGAGGAGGAGTAAATGACCAAAGCAGGAAAGATCGACATTAATGCGATGAAGAAATTCGTCAATAAAAAAGTCGGGCTAGATATAGCCCACGACTTAAATGAAGACAATCCTACTGAAGTCAAAGAATGGATTCCAACTGGTTCACGCTGGTTGGACTCTATCATTTGCCGAGGTAAGATGGCTGGACTTCCTGTTGGGAAGATCACCGAGCTTGCTGGTCTTTCATCGGCTGGTAAGTCTTACATGGCTTGTCAAATTGCTGCACAAGCACAAAAGAAAGGGCATTGCGTCGTCTACTTTGACGCAGAGTCCGCTATTGATCCTGCGTTCCTTTTGAACTCCGGTATCGATATTAACAATGATTTCTTGTATATCCAAGCAGTTTCGGTAGAGAAAACCTTGGAAACTATTGAGGATCTAATGGGTCAATATCCGGAGACACAGTTTTTGTTTATCTGGGACTCAATCGCAGCAACATCTTCTGAGAAAGATTTAGAAGGTGACTTCAATCCTCAATCGTCAATGGCGGTAAAGCCTCGGATCTTTGCGAAAGCATTCCCGAAACTCACTATCCCATTGGCAAATCAGCAGTGCACATTGCTGTTGATTAATCAACTTAAGACGAACATTACTTCAAACGTCGCAGAAGCCATGACAACACCTTTTGTTGCTCCCGGTGGAAAGGCAATCGAATACTTCTGTTCGCTTCGTATCTGGCTTACAAAGCGTAAAGCAAAAGCCTCTTACGTCACTGACCCATCCGGTCTTAGAATCGGTTCTGAAGTCAAGGTGAAAGTTGAGAAGTCTCGCTTCGGGTCTGAGGGCCGCACTTGTGGCTTTAAGATTCTCTGGGGTAAAGACGTTGGCATTCAAGATGAAGAGTCGTGGTTAGAAGCATTGAGGGCGTCTGGCTCTGATCGCTTCAAGCCTGGTGCTTGGAACAAGATATTTGACCGAGACGGCAAGGAATACAAATTCCAAAGATCGCAGTGGATCAAAAAGCTTCAAGACCCAGAGTTCCGCTCTGTTGTGTTCGACATCATGGATGAAGAAATCATTAGAAAATTTGAGTCCGAAGGCAAGAACTTTGGTCTCGAAGGAGAGTCCGAAGAAGCTTAAATGCTGAAGGTAACTCATCAGCCTCGTTGGTTCGCCATCGGGGCTTTTTTTGTTTTTAAAGCACTATTTATGGTGATTGCGGAGACCACCCATGAAACTTACAGAAGCAAAGCTAAAACAAATAATCTTGGAAGCCATGCAGCGATCCAAAAATTACGAGAAACTAAAAAGCTTGATGATGACCAAAGAAGGTCTTTTTCAGGCAGAATCTTTGTATGAAATGCTCAGAGACACATTTGATGATGAAGAGCAAATGCATATGGATATCCTTTTTGCACCTCTAGTGCTAGC